CCACGCTTGTCATGCCGCCAAGGTGTTTCAAACCAAGGCTCTGACAAGGCCGCAAAGACATTGGCCTTGATCAGCATCACACCCATACCAACTGAGCCAACTTCTTGCAGGCCAGTCGTTTCGGGCATGGTATATACCAACTCACGCTCGCCATTCTCTTTGTAAATCTGTGCGGTGGGTCCTGTAGGCATACGGCGCCTGGCGCAGTTGGTAGCCACAATATCCAAGTCATGTTGCAGCAAACGCTCAATCATGTCCTGTGGAAACCGCATATCTGAATCAATAAAAAGCACATGAGTGCATTTTTCACGCATCGCATCTAGGCACAATTCAGCTCGCTGATTGGCGATAAGCGTACCCTGTGATATTTTCAAGCTGATGGCATCATTGGTATTCAATGTGTGATACGCCACCATATTGACTAGATCATAGGTAAACATGGTGTGGACCATGTCACGCGCTGGTGTTGCTACTGCAATGTATTTCATACTTGTCCTGGTCGTACACGAAAAAATCTATTCTCTGGATCATTAAGCCAACGCTTCATGTATTCCTGATCATCCAACTTGCCCTCTGCTCTTAACTGAGCATATAGCGACATAGGAATGCTTGCAACGCGGTGAAACTCACCCTTCCAGCCAGCACGCTCATCTACTTGATTGAACTCTTGCTTGTTCTCTTCAATGATGTCAGATACATCTTGTTGAGTCTGAATCGTTGCCTCATCAGTCTCATCGTTGTAGTGCCAGTAGCGCGTGATGCCCTGATCTTTGTCTTCGCTGAATATTCTTTTTTCCATGTAAATAAGGGGAGGATTTCTCCTCCCCTTTTTCCTCTCAGTTGATTAAGAAGTTACTAAGTCTGCTGCCAGACCATGAGCGTTTTCTGCCAACACCTTGTGGCCGTATTCGACCAAAAGCATACGCTTCTCGGCATCACCAGTCTTTGCCAACTCAACTTGTTGGTAAGGACGCAGCACAGTCATCTTTGCGTACTCAGGATCAAGTACCCATGCATCACGTTCGCGTTGAAATCTTTGGGCAATTACGGAAACTTGGCCGAAATCGCTCACATAAATATCCGCGGACCCAATGATAGTTGCAGGACGATCACCGCCATTGATGTTGTAGCGAGCAGATGCGATGCCAGAGAAACCTGACACGCGCTGCTTGTTCACTGGACCAACCATCAAAATCTTAGGTGTACCGCCTTGTGTCCATACTTTTTGAATCACATTCTTAAGAATGGTTTCAGTGAAAGTACGCACAGTGCCGTCAGTGCGAGCTGAGTTAGGCAAAGTGGTGTAGCTAGGATTCACGCCGTTGGTGGTGTCATAGTCCACGTTGGTCTTGATGAAAGCACCCAAAGAGGCAGTCACGCGAGCTGTGGTGGTGTTACCAGCAACAGCGATACCGCCATTCAAGAAAACGAATTCTTGATCGCGCTTCAATTCAGAGCCGCGCTTGGCGATCTGATAGGCCAACTCAGAACGGCGGCCTGCTTTGTTGACAACTTCTTCAGTGTTCGACAAGACAATAGTCTTGCGTGAAATCTGAGCATAGTTGGTCAAACGTACAGTTGCTGTCACTGAGTTAAAAGTTACATCATCACCCTCAAGCTGTGCATTGGCGGCAGCAGAATCAAGTGCATCTGTTTGCCATTCAAACAAAGTGTTGGTGATGTTCTCACGCCCAATGTTAGAAATGTACGGCGTTTCTTCTGGTGAGATATTTGTTATTACATTTGAAAGATCTTCCCGAATGCCTTTAGCACTATAGGTTGTAAATGTGTTCGTTACGATAGCCATGATTTTTCCTTATTTCAAAAGTTGGAAGATTGCATTGGCCGCATCATCGACACGGCCAGTCTTAGCGACGCGCTGTTGTGCTCGAACTGCTTCAGTTGAATTTGAGACTCTTCCTGCTGCACCAGGCTTGGCAGGCCGAGGGCCGTTGTTGGTCACTGGCTTAATGTTGCCCCTCTTGGACATCATCTGGTCGTATAACGCTGCCTTACGCAACATCAAGACCGCCCTGTGATCCACTACATTCTTCAACTCACTTGGTGTGAATCCGATCTTTTGACCAAACTCCATAAGCAAAGCCTTTTCAGCTTGAGCCTTTTTAGCGTCTTTCCAATCAGGGATGGCCGCCAATAAAGCCTCCTGCTCATGCTGCAATTTCTGCTGCATAAACTGTGCTTGCTCTTGCTGAGATAACTGATTAAGGCGCTGCTGCTCACTTTGAATAGCTGCTGCCCTGTCTTGGTTATCCCGCATCACCTCGCGCTGCCTTACCCATTCGATGGGGTCTTCGTTATAAAGACGATCCCAATCAATGTTTGGCTGCGCTGCTTGTTGAACCTGTGATTCCAACGCACTCAATAACTGAGCGTACTGTTCTCGCTCGGCACGCACTGCCTGCAACTCTGCATCGGTTTGCTTCCTCGCCTCGGCAATTTGCTGCGTTTTGCGTGTGTAATCCTGTGTTCGTGAATAGCCTTTTTGTAGCTCGTCCAGTGTCACTTCGACTTCTTTTCCGTCAACTTTGACGGAGAAGACTTGTGGCTGTTCTTGCTCCTCGGTGTCTTCATCCAACTCGGATTGTTCGGTATCTGTTTCATCATCAACCGCGTCTGCGTCTGCTGATAACTCCTCGTCTACCGCCGCGCCCTTATCGGGCAACTGCGCCTCGCTGTCTTCCTGTTGTCCCTCATCGGGCAGAAATCCCTCAAGTGCATTGGCTGCTTCAGCCACATTCATTGGACCTTGTACTGCACTGCCTGCTGGCGTTGGTGCGACTGTTTGCATGGTCTATTTCCTAATTAAACAATATTTTTGGTTGCGCGTTCAATGGCGCGTTGCGCCACCTTGCCGTTGTCCACCATCTTGGTGACCTCAATGCGGAAGTTTTCAATAGCCTTCAGCATTGACCACGCCAATTCGCGCTTGACAGTTTCTTCGGGTTTGCTTGACTCAAAAACCCAATACTGATCATTTCTCATCTTTTCCAATATCGCTGAAAAGACCTCGTCATTGGCTAACTGGTTAGCTCTTTGGCCTTTGCGTAATGCGTCTTCACTCATTGAACCATTCCATTAAGGTTGATGGGTGGCAATTGCTCAACTGGCGGTGCTTGCACTTGGTTGGCGGCTTGCACCGCCTGTTGCACAAGAGCCGTCTGCTGTTGCATTGCCTCTCTGTCCATAGACTGCCGAGCATCAATCTCGGCAGTGCTAATCTGTGTGCCGTACTTTAACTCAATTTCGTATTTCTTGAGTAGTAAGTCCTGCGCCAGTTGATCTCTTCGGTAATCATCATCGCGCAGCATCTGCTCGCGCTTCAATTCCAGCTCGGCTGCTTTCTTCTGAATGTCAGCCTGTATGGACTGCGCCTGCACTTGAGCCAGCACCTCTTCGGGGGTTGGCTTGGCAGGCTCTTGAGGCATCTGAAAGTCAGCAGGCAGAGTATTGAAGTAGCTGGATGCGTCCTTGTTTCCTGACAACTCAATGGCTTTTTGCAATGTGCGTATATACATTGGCAGTGACGCAATCTGATTCATTGGTCCAAACTGAGCCATGATCTGCTCTTGCTTTTGCATGATTAGGTTTAGCGCGGCCAACTTTTCGTTGTTGTCACCATTACCGAGGCCAATGTTGACATTGACATCCATGCTGGCGTCCCATGCGCGAGGATCGATCTGCACCCACTCGTTACGCAAACGCACCATGCGTGGCTTGTCTTGGTGAGTAGTCATCAGGTACAAAATGCCCTTAAAGAGTTTTTTCATACCCTCGGCCAAGATGCGTGCTTGCAGCTCAAGCCTTGAGTGACTTGCGCTAACAGTGGCGGCCACCGCCGCCTTGGTGGTTGACTGCAACGCATCAGGGTCTAAGCCCATGGCCGCCTTGCTCATGCCGGTGCGGTCTTCGCGCATCTGGTCCATGTACTCAAGCATTGGGAATGCGGCCTGTCCAACAAATGGACTAGAGAATGCCTGCACCATGCCTGGTGCTCTCATGCGGATGATGGCGCCAGTTTCGTTATTCAGCACATCATCAATGTTGACCTGACCCTCGACAATTGCGGTGCGCGGGTGGATAGACTGAGCCAGAGAATCCAACGTATTACGCATGATTTCAGACTTAATCTCTTGGATATCATGCGTGATATCAAATATTGACATCGCCTCTAAAGGCGAGGTGTGTGGCTCTGGGTCACAGGGAAAGTCCACAAATGGGATGTAGCTCGCGGGTAAGTTACGCACCATTGTGTAGCCCGAACCCATGCAGCAGATTTTCCGCAACTCAGGTATGCCGTCACCATCAAAGTCAACGCGCATATACGCTTCGATGTACAAAACCCTGCGCTGCATAGGATTCATACTGTCGCCGGCGCCCATGGTGGTGCTCAGAGGTTGACGCGCCAAATACTCATCATTGCTGTCTAAGTCGGTGCTGCTGATGTTTTCTTCGATTTCATCTTGGTCATAGCCCATGCCGATCAAGTCAGAGACTGTTGCCATTTGGCGGTGGGCAATGATGCCGGCATCATCAAACGATCTTGCGCGGCGATCAAGCACCAGCTCTTCGGGAGGCACAGCCATAATACGTATACGTCCATCCTTGGTGTTACGCTTGATCTGTACGTCATGCAACATAGGCTGCTGCATCTGCATTGGCAGTCCAGTATTTGGATCAACTTGTGGCTGCTGCATCGGCATTGATGCGTCAGGGTAGCTGACCATGATCTTGACTTCGGCCTGCTCTTGCATCAGGATTTGCACAGTCTGGTCATCTAAGCCAGAATATTCCTCAATCTTGACCTCTTCGTTCTCTTCCCACCAGTATTTGGCAATGCCACACTTACGCACCAGCGAGTCCTTAAACAGCGCATAGGTGGTCATAAAACCATTGTTGTCGGCGCTGAATACATAGTTTGCATAGTCAGTCGCCTGCTGTGAGCCGGCCACATCTTCGGGTCCACGCGGTACATATTCGACTACATTTTCAGAGCTGAAAAAGACTTTCATCAGGCTTGGCAACATAGCGCTGACAGTGTCGCGAACCTCCATAGCCACCACCTGGCTGCGGCCATCTTCCTCATTACCAAAGGGATCGCCTCGGTAATACTCAGTCCCCTTGGCGCGGATGGGTGACACATCAGAGTCGATATAACTGACAGCGTCCTCCAACTCGGCAGAGACAATGCCTTGCAGCTCGGTGTCGTCCATCGGCTCAATGGCGGCGATGTCGGTGGTGATGTTCATATCGTTAATCATTTTTTTGCCTTATTTCTTGCAGATATTGCTTTGGCCGTCTGTCTGGCATCGGCCTTACTTGACGCGCCCCATGCTTTCAAACTCATCAGCAAGCGCGTTGGCTCGCCGTCTTTCATCTCAGCACCAGGCATATTGCCCATTCTCGCAAGGAATGATGCCCTGCGCGGATTGTCACCACTCTTAACCGGCGCTTTCAGATTCATGCCCTCGGCCTTGGCGCTGGCGCGTCCCTTGGCATTTAAGCCGCCACTTGGACTCTTTCCCTCACTACGCTGCCATGCGGGTGTTTTCATAAGGCACTTTCTTTAGGACGATATACATAGAGTCAACGGCGCGAGGCAGCCGCATCAACTCATCTTGCGGTAATTTTAGGCTTGCGCCGTACTCGCTGAGACGCATCTCCAAATGCACCAGCTCAAATCTGCTGCCTTGCCATCCCAAGTACCACGCCCACTCACAGTAATACACCCAAGACTTCTCATTAAAAGCACGCACATGGGTCGGGTCCTGCCAAGCGCCATAGCTCAAGTCATAAGGCACATGGATGTGCATCTCGCCGCCATCCACCAACAAGTCGCGGCAGTTGGTCATTGCGCTGACTAGATCAGGCAAATGCTCAAGCACATCATTGGCGATGATCTTTAAAAAGAGCTTGTCTGTATTCAATGGCTTACAGATATCAACCACCCAGTCGGCGCCAACATCAGCACGAATGTCAGCATTCACGCAATCTTCGCGGCGGTCTTTGCCCGAACCGAGATTAAGAGTTAAACCAGACGGATGCATATTGGGGTCTGTTCTTGCGTATCCAAGGCACTGCCTGCTGGATCAGTTTGTTGCCGTCCATACCAATAGTCTGGCTGCCAATGTGATGCACATATGATCTGCTCAAATAATGGTGAAAACCCGCAGCACGCAAGTCTTCGCAATGCACATCATCTGAATACCAATTCAGTGGTGGAAACTTAAAGCAGTCCCACGCATCAAGGCCAATCCAAGCAAATATGGGGCTTAAGCACTCCATCGGCATGATGGCATCTTCAAATGGATACTTAAAGTAGTTGAGCTTCTGGTCAAAGGGATTGCTGCGAATGTTCTGTATCGGCCTTGCGGCATCGCAACGCGCAGACACCCAGCCCACTGGCTCGCCAGTTTCCTCGATCAATTGAGATACATCCTCCATCAGATACTTGTAACTGGTGGGGGTTAAGACAATGTCGTCATTGGCACAGACAACAGAGTCAAAGCCATCGGCAAATGCACGATCCATGATGTCGTTGTAATCATCGCCAAAGTTGCTGGGCTTGCCAAAGACCTTAAGGTCAGCGTCAAAGCCGCCAATGATGGACTCAGGACCGCGCAAATAGACAGGCACTTCGGGACAATACTCGGCAATGCTTGTGAGCATCACCCGCAAACCTTTGCCGTTTACTGTACTGATGCAAATCGGTGAGATCACTTCTTTGACTTTGGCTTCTTGGCAGTCTTGGCCGCCAGCTTAAAGTCGGCAGCGGACGGGGCGGCTTTAGAGCCGACCCTGTTCGTCTTCTCGCCCGAACCAGCTTTGATACGCGCTTGCTTGGCATTGATGTTGGCATAAAGCCCAGGTTTAGTCGCCATTTTTAAGTCCAATCTTGATTGTCAACAACGACTCAGGCATCTCGCCCTCGCCCTCTGCATCATCCCCACCAGCAACCCAAGCCGAACAGGTACGGCTGGACGCGCACTTGAAATCAAATATCTCGCAGTAGCCTAAGTCGCCGGCCTCAATCATCGCCCATGGGTCGCCATCTTCGCCAATGCCCTTGGCAATGCACTCAAGCATTGAGTCGTCTTGGTTGAAAGCAGCGCAGTTACCGCACAGGCTCTGCTTGGCGTCTTCGGCATCAACTTCCCACTCTTTCGCCATCTCCATCCAATACTGCTTGTTTGGCAGCTTGGGATTCTCAGGACCATAGTTGGCAGAGTCAATCGCCTTGCCGCGATTCTTCAGATTAAGCGTGATGTCTTGAGTCGCCATGGGGCAGCTCTCTTCGCCGCCCTCATAGCCCTCGTCTTGGTCCATGGCCTGATCCATGATGCGTTGCATAGTAGCCATTACTTCATCCCCTTAGTTTTCATGTTCTTTGCTGTACGGCTTCCGCGCATAGGCATCTTGGCCTCAGACATCGCAATAGCCACCGCCTGCTTTGGATTTTTTACTACCTTGCCGCCGGCGCCTGAGTGCAGCTTGCCGGCCTTGAACTCTGACATTACCTTGCCAACTTTCTTGGCAGCCTTGGTCATCTTCATTTGAGTGCTCCTTAAAAAAATACACCAACACGGCTGGGGACTGTTCAGACGGTCTAGGGCTTCTTCTCTCCCCGTCCACGGCGTAGCATCCTTTCGGTCTGGCCCGCCGCAATCCCCATGCGTGTTGACGCATAACCCAATTATGCAACCCTTGATAGCTTTCTACGCAACGGCTGACTCCACTTACTTGACGCGGCAGAGCCATACATACCCACCACCGCATCTGACGCAAATGTCAAACAAAACGCATCGGCGCGGTCAGGTGAGGGCAAACCACGCTTCCTGATCTCGTCCTTACCCTCAATCTGAATCTTGCCGCTGGATGTAAAGGAGTACCTTACAGTCGCCAACTCAGCCACCAGCGCCTCGTCTTTGGGCATAGTGCAGTCCCGCGACTCCAACCAAGCCTTGGCCTTGTGCCATAACTCGGCCTTCAGATTCCTATAAGTCGCACCCATGGCCGGTGACTCAGACACATTAATCCCGCGGGCTGGCAGCCCCAACTCTTTCAACCGATCCACCACACCAGCGCCCAAGCCAATTGAATCCACCAGTATCTCCTGTGGGCGCTCAGATGGCACAAGAATCTCATACTCAGCCACCACCGCACCAGTCAACTGCATCAAGTCCAAATTCTTCCAAGTCTTAATAGACTCCAAGACAGCATTACCCTTGCGCTTGCACAAAGCCGACCGGTCTGAGCCAAACCGCGCAACATCCAATCCCCACACCAAGGGCGCAGTCTGGGACGGCGCCACATCACGATTCATCGCCAGCTCCAGCAGCTCCATGGGAATGACTGTATCGTCATCTGATCTCGGGAATTCTCCCAAAACCCTTATGCGGTAGGCGTTGGACTCCTCGCCGTACCGCGCTTTCATCTCATCTATGTACGCCTCACTAACCCTTGGCGAGTCAAGGCAGGACACCCGCATGGTGATCCAGTCAGACGCCAAGCGGTTGTGCGTATCAAAAAAGAAACCGCTAGACCTCACAGGGTTGCCAAGCAGTAAGGTCACCGCATTGTGGCCGGACATACTTCCGCTGGCCGCCTCGAATACCTGTTCCGGTATGCCGCTGGCCTCGTCCCCCACCAACATCACATTGTCTGAGTGGACACCTTGGAGCGCCTCGGGCTGCTCTGCGCGGCTTGTCCTGGCTGAGATAAACGCCTCGTTGTTGGCGTCCTTGACCTCAATCCTGTCCTGCTTGACCTCCAGCTGGTCCTGCAACATAGGCGGCAGCACCTTGACCCAGCGCTTGACCTCGGCAAACAACGCGTCATACAACTGGCTGCTTGTCGGCGCCGTCACCACCACCTTGACAGGAAAGCGCAGGAAGAGATACCAAATCATCGCCCAGGCACTGGCCGTGGACTTGCCCACACCATGTCCACTTCTCACGCTTATGCGGCGGTTGCCGGCGGCGATGTGGTTCAAGAACTCCACTTGCCATGGATCAGGCTCGGTGTTCAGCACCTCGCGCACAAAGAGGGCAGGGTTGTTTCGGTATAGCTTGACGAATTCGACAAATGGGTTATTCGCCACCAAGTCATCAGAAATTTTTTTCGGGACGGCCTTTGGCGCAGTGGGGGATAGGGGGGCGGGGGGCTTGCTACTCATGGCGATGCGCGTTTGGGTGCTGCATCAGTCGCCCCCGCCGCCGCGAGCAAAGGGGGGGTCGCAGCCGCCGCGCCAGCCAGTACCGCCTGCTGCACGCCTGTGGATAACTTATAAGCGTAAGTCATTGATTTATATACTTCCTTACAGATCGCTTACAATATCGGTTTAACACGATGTCCATTATGTTAACCCAGATGTGGATAACTACGCTGTTTTTGCCTATTGCGTAGGCACTTTGCAGTTGTCCACAGGCCAGCGTGTACATCACTGGCTTTTTTCTGTGGATAAGTCATCGATCACCTCGACATGTCGCAGCGCGGCCATGCGTAGGTCTTGCACGTTGATGTTGATCTGTTGCGCCTTTTGTAAGCCATAAGTCTTCTGATCCCATCGCTCGGCCAGCCACTGCCGCGTGCGGATGCGCTGGACATCGCGCTGCGCGTGGTCGATGTCCATGCCGTCTGCGATCTTTATCGTGTCGCAAGCCATCAGATCGGCAGCACGCATGCGCGCGCGTGTAATCATAGCACTGTGATCGTTTTCCTCAATCCAATCGTCTAGCGCACGCTTGCCTATGCCCAGATCAATGCATATGTCTGCGATGCTTCGGCCACTCTCAACCATGCTAAAGATCATCTCTTCGGGCATATCGTTAAGAAAGGCAACATCCTTTCGGCGCTT